GAACGAGAAAGTTCGTTATACATAGACACAAATGGGATAGCAAACGAGTATATAAATAGTAATCAAATAATAAATAAATATGAATATTGAAATTAAAGGGTTGATTTTAGAAATTAATGCAACCGAGGTTAAAAGTGAAAAATTTAGTAAAAGAGAATTCAAAGTAAAAACAGATGGACAATATCCTGAAATATTTAAAATTCAAGTGACTAACGAAAAATGTCCTTTATTGGATAAGTTCAAAGTAAATGACAATGTTAATGTACATTGCAACCTTAAAGGTCGTGATTGGACCAAACCAGAAACAGGAGCAGTAAGTAATTTTATTTCTTTGGACGCCTGGAGAATTGAGCCAATCACAAATGAAGTTCAGATTGAAAATACAATCTTAGAAGAGCCACCATTTTGAAGTTACTAGTAAATGAATCAATGTGTGAGGAGGTTAGAAATAGCTTCCTTGCACTTGAACTTAAGCAAAGAATAATAGTAGGGCTTAAGGCAAAATCTCCATTAAGAGAAAAGGTTTTAGAAAGTATTAATAGGGTAACTTATAACAAGTTTATAATTTATAAAATGCCTGTTAGTGAAAAAGTATTAAATGTATTTAAATGTTATTTATGAAAATAGCAGTAGAATGGTTAGAGGAAAAATTAAAACAAAATTGTGGATCGGAGTTTACTGAACTTAATAAACAAATATTTGACAAAGCTAAAGAAATGGAACAAAAACAAATATTAGATGCTTGGAAGGAAGGTTATGATTTAGCTATTAATGGAGAAAGAATACCAAAACTATGAATTATTTTTAAAATTAACTATCTTAAATCTAGGTAGTTAATTTTTATTTTACATTTATTTTAAATTTACACTTGTTTATTTAAAAAAAGTATGTATATTTGTAGTGTACAAAGAAACAATAACTAAAAAACTAGAAATTATGAAAAAATTATTTAAAATAGGATATAGCAAAACCACCAATTGTGGATGGCTAGAAATAACAGAAAAAGAGTGGGAAGATATAAAAATTCAATATGTAAAAGATTACGGTCGTTATCTAACTATGAACGTATATGATAAAGGCGAATTAATTGGCTATGGTATTTATTAAAAAAACAAAAATTATGAAAACTTTAAGAATTAGCAAAACAATTTTTCCAAAAGATAAGCCGAAAGATTTCAATGAGTGGGCAATGTACTTTTGGGGTCTATACGGTAAAGAAATGGAAAGACAAAAAAATATTAAAAGTTGGGACAGAAATACTTACACTATTAAAAATAAATAATTATGAAAACAGGATTAGACTTAGCGACAAAATTGCACTACGAATTGAATTTAGACAATTTTTTTAACGTAGAAATAACTAAACAAAAAGTATTGCTAATTGGTTATTATAATGAACATTTAGAACGAATACTATTCGATAAAGGTTACCAATTACTATGGAGTGACGAAATGAAAAATTATAGATTTCAAAATGAAACAATATCAATTGTTTTAGCTGAACCTTCGATTATATGAAAAGAACTTGCAAACAATGTGGAATTGAAAAAAAGTTGAATGTTCTAAATTTTATGGAAAGTTATAACAAACATAGAGCAGAACCAAGACAATACTTTTACTATAAATGCAGACAATGTCATTATAAGAATGAGATACAAGCACGTAAAGATCGTAGGAATGTAATTAAGCCCAGTAAAGGAATGCACTTTATTAGACAGGCGGTTATCGGTTATAAAACAGAACCTTATTTTGAAGGCGAAAATTACGAATACAAAGCGCCAACATACGAAGAAATACTTAAAGAATATGAAATCAGATAAACAATTAATCAGAGAAGGAAACTACCAGGAAGCATTGGGAGATAATTATAATAATAAACCTATTTATATAATGATCTTTGAAAATGGTGAATGTATAGATCAATTAGATGAACATTTTACAACTAGAATAGAAGCTTTGAAATTTTTAGACAATAAAAAACCTTTAAAGGAAAATCAAGAATATTATTTAGGAGACTTAAATTCAGACTGGTTATGAAAACAATTAAAATAGACAAAACAACTTACTACATTCATTACGAAAGCCTTGAATATTATTTAGTAAGTATTAAAAAAGATAGTTCAAAATTTAAAATTGATAAGAAATGAAAAGAATAATAGCAATAGGATTTATAATTGCAGGCGTAGTTGTAAGTTGTAAGAAAGAAGAAATAACACCAAATTCAAATAAAGTTTGTAATTGTGGATTAGTTGTTTCGGATAATGTACAAGACTTTAGTGTAGTAATAAGAAATAACTGCTCAGGTAACGAAAAGAAATTTATATTAAAGCAGGGTGATTGGATTAATGCACACCCAGGAAGTGACTATTGTATAACGAATGTAAATAATTGGTAAGATGACTAAGCAAGAAATACAACTAAAAAGACAACTGGAAAAACTTGAATATGCAAACGAATATAAAAGCAATCCACAATTTTACGAATGCGAAACAGCTTTATTAATATCTTTACAAATACCGTTTTTAGACTTGTTAGAAACTCAAATGAAAGTAAATCCTAACTATCTATTAAAAAGGCTTTACAATGCCTTAAATGATTGGAATAATGAGCCAGTTATTACTTTATCTGATAATAAAGACAAACATAATGTGGTAGATGAATATTCAGCATTGACAAATGTAGGTTATAGAATGTTAGATAATGGTAGAGAGATAATTAAAACAGAATTTGAATAATGGATATTTAATATATTTTTAGTATCTTTACACTTGTGTAGTTGCGGACACATTTAAGAAATTTAATAATTGCTATTGATGAGTAGAGACCGCAACCTCGAAAGTCAATAGCTTTTTTTGTTTATGGTAGAAGAAATATGGAAGGATATTCCAGGTTATGAAGGAATGTATCAAGTAAGTAATTTAGGTAATGTTAAATCATTATCTAGAAAATTGATTAAAGGTAAAAATATTTTTTTTTCAAAAGAAATAATATTAAAATTAACAATAAGTATATGGGGATATTTAAGAATATCTTTATCAAAAGAATTAATTACAAAAAAATTTACAGTTCATCAACTAGTAGCAATGGCTTTTCTTAATCATAAGCCTTGTGGTCATAAATTAGTAGTCGACCATATTAATGATGATAAATTAGATAATAGATTAGAAAATTTACAAATTATAACTAATCGTGAAAATTGTTTTAAAACACAAGGTAAAGGAACTAGTAATTATAAAGGAGTAAGCTGGGATAAAAGAGCTAAAAGATGGCAAGCAAGGATATATTTTAATGGTAAAAATAAAAATTTAGGAACTTTTAAAACAGAATTAGAAGCAAGTAACATATATCAAAATAAATTAAAAGAAATACAAAATGGAAGACATATCAAAACAAATTAAATACGAAAATTACGTCAAACGTAAATCGTTAATTAGAAATAAACATAGACTAGCATATATGCGATCTAAAGACTTTAAAAGTTTATTCTGTAAGTCAAGTAAGATTAAATCTAGAATAGTGTTAAAACATTGTAAGAAGGAATATTTTGGTTATTCAATTCAAAATTACAGAAAAAAATATGTGAATAATGAATGTAGTTAGTCTATTCAACGGAATGAATACTGGTCGGCAAGCACTTGAAAATGTCGGAATAAAAGTAAATAAATACTATTCAAGTGAAATAAAGCCATATGCAATTGAATTAACTCAATACCATTTTCCTGATACTATTCAAGTCGGAGATGTTACCAAATGGAGAGAATGGGATATTGATTGGAGTAGCATTGATCTAATATTGTCAGGTTCTCCGTGCCAAGATCTATCAGCCGCAGGTAAAAGAGCAGGAATAAATGGAAAAAAGTCAAGTTTATTCTTTACGTTTGTTGAAATTTTAGAACATATTAAAACTTTAAATCCAAACATATTATTTTTACAAGAAAATGTTGGTAGTGCGAGTAAATTAGATGTTGGTATTATGAGTAGAGCATTAGGTGTTTATCCTGTTAGAATCAATTCTAAATTAGTTACCGCTCAATTGCGTGATAGGTATTATTGGAGCAACATAAAAACGAAAGAAACAATGTTTGATATTGTAACAGATATACCACAACCAAAAGATAGAGGTATAATGTTTAAAGATATTTTAACAAGTGGAATAACAGAAAGAAAAAAAGCCAATTGTTTAACTGAAGGGTTAATAAAAAAGAATGATTCTATTTCTATAAAAAATTTTGATAGATGGCAGAAATATTTATTAAATAGACCTTCTTCAATGGTTATTTTAATAAGAGAAAATAATGAAGTAAGATTGCCAAATAAAATAGAAATGTGTCGTTTACAAGGTTTTAAAGATGATTATTGTGATATTTTAGATGATAGGAAATCAGGCAGTTTATTAGGTGATGGTTGGACATTACCAATTATTGAGCATATTTTTAGCTTTATAACACTTTAATTGCGTGGTACGGATTAAAGTAAAAACAAAACGGTAAAATGAATTAATACTATTCAATGCTTAAAAATTATCGTTTTAACCTCGTTATTAATTTAGCGAGGTTTTTTATTATCTTTACTTTATGAAATACCTTGTAATTTTACTACTATTTTCCTGCAAATCATACAGCGTCCACGAAACGAATATGGTCCAACAACAAAAAACAATGCTACAATTTGACCAAAAAAGTAGGAACGAACAACAGAAAATTAGAGATAGCAGAAAAAAAAGAGTGAAAGTTAAAAAGTCACATAAAAAACGAAAGATAGTGTAACCTATTTATAAATAGTGTAACCCTAAGAAGACTTAAATAGTTGATTATCAATATATGATTGTAACCTGTTACCCATTAGGTTACACCTATTATAATTTATAAAATATTTATTTTTTACAAAACTAGTGTAACCCTATAATTTAGGTTACACTATATCGTTAAACCCTTATAAACATTGACTTTTTACTGTAACCTTAGGGTTACACTGGGTTACACTAGGTTACAGTAAATTAAATTAATAAATAATATTTTTTTTATTGTTTATTGAATAATTATTTATATATTTGTACACGTTCTCATCCTACAATATAAGAACTAAAGGTTTTTAAACCCTTACAATGAAACAGAGGTAGGATGCTGTGGATTTGTGAGGGTTTTTTTATGTAATAATATTTAATATGAATGAAGAAAAAATTGCTATTTACACTTTCATTTTTACGAGTAGTGCAATTAGTTTAGAAAGTCCTTTAATTATTGGATTAGGTCAAACTTTCGAATATTGGGGTTTAATGTGGAAAGTAACTGATGATCTAGGTGAAAATAATTTAATATGTGAGAAAATATGATGACTAAAGATTATTTAAAGAAATTAATTAGTATTGGTTTTTCTGTTATACCTTGCGATGAAACTAAAAAGCCATTAGAATTAGGATGGACAAAAGCAAAGAATAAAACAACGGATGAGATAGATAAATTTAACCCACATTATTGGGGTTGCAGAGCTGGTTATAATGATATTGAATGTATAGATGTAGATTTAAAAGTATTTTCTTCACTACCTGAACGTAAAGAATGGTGGAATGAATATCTTAATTTTTTATCTGATAATATCGAAAACTTTATTCAAAAAGTTGTTATAGCAAAAACTAAAAACGGTGGTTTCCATATCCTTTATAAGACTAAAATTAAGAAAGGAAATACTAAAATAGCATCTATTCAAGGTATGAAAGAAGCTATAATTGAAACTAGGGGAGTTGGTGGTCAATTTATTCTTTATGGGGAGTTTTTAAATCAAAGAGAATACCACCACATTGATTATATTACAGATGAAGAACGAGAAATTTTATGGAGTATTTCAAAAACATACGATTATAAAGACCCAATATTAGCTGAAGTTCCTAAAAAATCTGAATATAAAAAAGTAGATGAAACAGATATTACACCTTGGGATGACTTTAATTCAAAAAATACAGCATTTGACATTATAAATGATGAATTTACCATTGTAAGAAATACAAGTAAAACTTATGTAATTAAAAGACATAACGCTACAAGTCCACATTCAGGATATGTGTTCAAAGATAGTGGATGTTTATTTCTTTTTTCTACAGGAACAATTTATCCAAATGAAAAATTACTTTCACCTTTTAATTTGTACACAATAAAGCATCATAATGGTGATTATGCAGAATCTACAAATGAATTATACAAACAAAATTATGGTACACGTAGGGTTAAAAAGATTGAATTACCTGAAATAAAAATAGAAAAACAAAACCCAATAAAAAGAGCTATTTTTCCTATTGAAATTTTCCCAAAAGAAATTCAGCATTTTATAATTGAAAGTTCGACTACATTAGGAATGTCAACTGATTATATGGGTTGTGCCTTTATGTGGATGTTATCGTTAATAGTTGGAAACTCAATGGTAATTGAAGTTAAACCGGGGTGGAAAGAAGTTGCGACATTATGGATTGCAGTTGTTGGTAAACCCGGCATAGGTAAAACACCTTCTATTAATCAAATGATTGCACCCTTACGATCTTTAAATGTAAAAGAACAAAAAGACTATCAAAAGAATTATCAAAAATTTATAGATTATGAAGCATTAGATAAGAAAAATAAAGAATATTGCGAAGAGGTAAAAAAACCAAAAAATAAACAATTTATAGTTGGCGATGTAACTATTGAAGCATTAGTTGATTTGCACGAAGAAAACCCAAACGCAATAGGTATTTTTAAAGATGAACTAGCAGGATGGTTTAAAGATATGAATAAATACAGAGCTGGTTCAGACCTTGAATTTTGGTTATCTAGTTGGAGCGGTTCTCCAATTTCTTTGAATAGAAAGACATCAAAAAATGCATTTGTAGATAAACCATTTATACCTGTTTTAGGCGGTATTCAACCGAGTATTTTTGATGAATTTAGCAATGGTGCAAATAAAGAAAATGGTTTTGTAGATAGAATTTTAATTAGTTACCCTGAATTAACAGTTAATCATTATAATAATAGCTACATAAGTGCTGAAGCATTAGAATGGTATAATGATTTTGTTGTTAATATGAAATCAAATATTGAAAAATTGTTTTTAAAATTTGACGAAAACGATCAAATACAACCTGAAGTTGTAAGATTTGAAAAAGAAAGCGAAAAAGAATGGATACGTATTCACGATAAATATACCGATATTCAAAATTCAGATAATGAAAATGAATATATGAAAAGTATGTTACCCAAACAGAAATCATATATTCCTAGATTTGCTTTATTATTGAATACTTTATGGAGCTTTACAGATGAGGAATATAAGTCAGGTTTTATTAATACTCAATCAATTTTAAGAGCTGAAAAACTAAGTGAATATTTTGTTAATATGGCAAAATTAGTTAAGCAAGATGCTAAAGAAAAGTATGAACTAAAAAATGTAGCAAAGGATAAACAAACAAATTTTGATAAATTTAAAGCTATGTATGATGCAGACCCAAATTTAAATAGAACAGTAGTTGCTGAAATGTTAGATGTTTCAAGAAAGAGTATTTACCAATGGATTAATAAAATAGAAAACAAATGATTTATTTTAAAAATACAGTAGAAAGAGAAATGGAGTTATTTCAAAAATATCAATTAAATGGAAAAATACCAAATCCAAATATACAGAAATTTACAGATGCAACTATTATTCACCATTCAACAGATATTTATTTTTTAGGGATAAGTGAATTAATTGAAAATGATACTTATTGTTATCTAAAAGATTTATTTATAAAAAAAGAATATAGAAAACAAGGTTATGCAACTAAAATAGTTATAACATTAATTGAGGAATGTATCAAAAAAAATATACATTCTATTGAATTAGAAAGCGAAAATAATTCAATGGAGTTTTTTAAAAGATTTGGTTTTAAATTAAATGGAGAGAGTAATAATAGAATGGTTTTAAATTTTTAAATAATGGAATTACGAGATTATCAGTTACATTTATCAATAAAAGCAGTTGAAATATTACAATCTAAAAAGATAGTTTATTTAAATATGCAACCACGAACAGGCAAAACTTTAACAGCTTTAAATACGGCAAAGTTATTTGATGCTAAAAATGTTTTATTTATAACTAAAAAGAAAGCTATTAGTTCAATTCAAGACGATTATAACAACTTTAATTTCTTATTTGATATAACTGTTATAAATGCAGAGTCATTGCATAAAATAGAGGGTAACTTTGATTTAATTATTTCAGATGAACACCACGGAAACGGAGCTTTTCCAAAACCTAGCAATCGAACAAAACTATTTAAATTAAAATATTCGTATTTACCTATGATATTTTTAAGTGGTACAATGTCAACTGAAAGTGGTTCTCAAATTTACCACCAATTTTGGGTATCTTATTATTCTCCATTTAAAGAATATGGTAATTTTTATAAATGGTCGAAAACATTTGTAAACGTAACTGAAAAGCATTTAGGATATGGAGTTGTTAAAGATTATTCAGATGCTAAAATGGATTTAATTAATGATATTATTAATGAATATACAATTAAATATACTCAGGAAAATTCAGGCTTTAAATCAAAAGTTAATATCAATGTTTTATATTGCAATCCAATAAACGAAATATTGATTAAAAGACTTAAAAAAGATAAATTAATAGAAGGTAAAGATGAGTTAATTTTAGCAGATACAGGAGCAAAATTGATGCAAAAAATACACCAATTAGAAAACGGAACGATTAAATTTGAAAGTGGTAATATAAAAGTTTTAGATTATTCAAAGGCAAACTATATTAAAGATAAATTCAAAGATAAAAAGATAGCTATTTTCTATTATTATATTGCAGAATTTGAACTATTAAAAGAAACATTTAAAAATTATACAACCGATATTAAGGAATTTAATAATTCAGATAAAACATATATAGGTCAACAATATAGCTCGGCAATGGGTATTAATTTAAGTTCAGCAGATTGTTTAATATTCTATAACTTTGGATTCTCTGGTACTAATTTTATTCAATCAATTGATCGTTTAACAACAATAAATAGATTAGAAAATAATGTTTATTTTGTTTATCCAAAAGGTAGTTTAACTGAAAAAATACATAATGTGGTAAAAAATAAAAAGAATTTCACAGAAAAACAATTTTTAAAATTAATATAATGGCTAGCAAACTACAAACAAAAGTTATTAAAGACCTAGAGAAACAAGGGTATTTTGTAATAAATCTTACACGTACAAACAAAAATGGAATATCAGATTTGCTAGCATTAAAGGAAAATGAGAAACCTTTATTCATAGAATGTAAAGAAAAAAATGATACTGTTAAACCTTTGCAATTATTCAGGGGAAAAGAAGTTGTAAAATATGGTTGTGAATTTATGATTATTAAAGATATTTAACTATATTCGCACAACAAAACTAAATAGATATGAAAAATATAAAAGACAAAGTGTTAAATTGGGCGAACGAAAGAAACCTTCTACACAACGAAAACGCTTTAAAACAGTATAGCAAGCTCCAGGAAGAAAGTAACGAGTTATTAATTGGAATATTGAATAAAGACCCTTATGAAATCATAGATGCTCTAGGTGACATACAAGTCGTATTAATAATTTTAGCTAATCAACTAGGTTTTGATATAGATGAATGTCTTGAAAGTGCTTATAACGAAATAAAAGATAGGAAAGGACAAACAATTGATGGAAATTTCGTAAAGGATATTAAATAATGGAAAAGGAATTATTTGATTTCTTTATGTGGTTTAGAACCAACGGAGAAAAATACGTATGTCACCCGATAACTCATATGATTAAGATTTATTTACAAGAAAAGAAATGAATACAATAGCAGAAAGTAAACATACAAGTTTAATTGTACAAGTTGAAGATATGGATGAAAATATAATAGTTGGTAGAGTATTAGTAGGAGATAAAAAATATAAAATAGGTGAACAACATTGCTGGTCAACATCTACTTTTAACATATCAAACAACGAGCCTAAAAAAGATGAGAAGGTTTTAGATTTATATTCTTCAGATAAACTGGAAAAATGGAAAAATGAAGGCAAAGATGAGATAGTTCAGAAAGTTGTAGATAAATTTCAAGAGCGTTCAAAAGTTGGAATAGAAAAGTACGGAACTACTTTAAAAGATAATAATACAGATGACTTTCATCGACATTTTTCTGAGGAGTTAATGGATGCTTTACTTTATTTGGAAAAGATTAAGGAGCAAAAAGATACTTATTTTTTATTATTAGGTCGTTATAATGAATTGTTAGACAAATTTAATAAGTTACAAGCTAAAATAAAAGAGCTATGTTAATAGATGCAATATTAAATTTACCAAATAGATATAGAATAATAACAAAGTATGGTAAAATTGAGAACCTTCATAAAACTACAAATGAATGGTTTAAAAGTGAAGGTAATAGCGTTTTTATTAATGAATTTGTTATCTATATAGTTCGTGAATATTCACAATTAAAAACGTATAAATGACAGTGGAAATTTTTCAATGGATTGAAATAGTAGTCTATGAGAATATCAGATGTGAGAAATATTATTATCTTTATGAACGGATATGCAACAACTAGAAAAATTACAAGAATACTGCAGGATTAGGAATATCAAAGCTACTTTTGTGGATGGTATTCTTATTGATCCTTTGCCAATAGTAAAGTCAAATTATAGAGTTAGGAAAGAACCTTACTTTATTGATTTAGCGGTTAAAAGATACGGTTGTAGTACAGTTGTAGATGCAATGTTTAACAAACAAATGACACTTATTTTATAGATTATGCACCCCACTAGAATTTTTAAAAGTTCTGAGGACTTAAAAAAGGCTTGGAACGAATATAAACAGTATAGAATAAATGACGCTAAAAATTGGCCTAAAATTCAATACGTAGGTAAAGAAGGACAAAGAATGGAAGACTATCCAGTTTTACCATTAACAAAGAGTGGATTTGAATTGTATTGTGAGGATAATTATGGAAATGTTTGTCAATATTTTGATAATAAAGATAATTACTATAATGAGTTCGTTGCTATCTGTTCACATATCGTAAAGGAATGCCGTGAACAACAGATAACAGGTGGAATGTTAGGAATGTTTAATACGTCAATTACACAACGTTTAAATGGCTTAAAAGATGAACAAACTATTGAGGTTAAAAACGAGCCTAGGGTATTCATAAGAAAGTAGATTTATGGGTTTTGAGATGACAACAACAGTTGAAAAGATGTTATCTATGACAGCTCGTAAAAAAGTCGTTCAAGGTGCAACGTCAAGTGGAAAAACCTATGGAATTATACCTATTCTTTATGATAGATGTTTGGAAACTGAAAGAATTAAAGTTACAATAGTTGCAGAAACATTGCCAGCAGTTAAAGAGGGTGCAATTGATATCTTTAAAAACTTTATGTATGATACATTTAGATGGGTAGATGACTATTGGAATGCAACGGCCTTAATTTATACACTTAAAAATGGTTCTAAAATACAATTTAAATCATTTGATTCAGTTGGTAAAGCTAAAAGTTCAGGTAAACGAGATATTTTATTTTTGAATGAAGCTAATCATATTGCTTATGAAATTGCAGATGCTTTAATCATTCGTAGTAGAGAGGTTTGGATGGACTTTAACGCTGATTCTGAATTTTGGGCCCATACTCAAATATTAACAGAACCGAATAGTGAGTTTTTAAAGTTGACATACTTAGATAATGAAGCAATACCACCCGAAACTTTAGAAGACCTTTTAAATCGAAAATCAAAAGCAGAACTTGAAGAAAAAAATAATCAAAAGGGTTATTGGTGGAATTGGTGGCAAGTTTATGGATTAGGTGAAATTGGTAGTTTACAAGGAGTTGTTTTTAGTGGATGGAAAACAATAGATTTTTTACCCGAAAATGCAAAGTTAGTTGGTAGAGGAATGGATTTTGGTTATACAAATGACCCCACAACAATGGCTGATATTTATATGTTAGATGGTAACTATATCTTTGATGAAAAAATTTATAAAACAGGATTAACTAATCAAGAAATATGGAGAGAATTTAAAGCATTAGGATTAGATAATTCAATCTATACGGTTGCCGATTCAGCAGAACCAAAATCTATTCAAGAACTTACTAATTTAGGTATGAAAATAATAGGTGCAACTAAGGGAGCTGATTCAATTATGTATGGTATTCAACGTATGCAAGAGGTTAATTTTTCAGTTACAGCTAGAAGCCTAAATTTAATTAAAGAACTAAGGTCATACAGTTGGGCCACAGATAGGGAGGGTAAAGAATTAAACAAACCAATTGATAGCCAAAATCATATTATTGATGGAATTAGGTATTTCTTTACGTCAAAACCAAAAGCAAAAGCACCTCGAAGCCGTTTACTATGATAAAATTTAACACGCAAATAAAGGATTTCAATCTACCCACTAGCTGGAGTGATATTAAATTCAAAGATTATTTGAAACTACAAAGTTCAAATGAAATTCAAGCTATTCAGATATTGACAGGGTTAAATGAGATAGAGATATTAATGTTAGATATTGAGGTTATAACTCCTTATTTAGAATTTCTCCAGGACGATCCGACTAAATTTGAAGAAAGTAATTTTATTAATGATATTGAACTACCTTTTGATTTGGGTCAAGAAAGCTATGAAAAAAAGATATTAGCTTGTAGGGATATTTCCAACGTGTATGAGGTCATTAAATTGTATTCTGGAGTAGATTGTTTAGAATTAGATTGCGAGGTCGTATTTCAAGCCTATTGCTACCTATTAAACCGATTAACAAAGATAATTGAACGAGATAATGAAAGGCTAAAATCCGATATAACAATAGAGCAAAAGATGGCTGGTATTGATAGCTTCAATGAACTAGGTGATTTCAATACTATTGACATGATAGCAGAAAAATATAACTATACTCACGAACAAGTGGAGCAACTACCTTATAATTTAATCTTTTTAATACTATTAAAACAAAATATTAGTACTAAATTTGAGAAGAACTATTCAGAAATAATAAAAGACAAATGACAATTAAACAATTAGTTAGCTCACACGTAGCGTTAATGACATCAAATAGTGAAAGCTATACTTTTTTACATAGCGAAACTCAGTTTCAAAATCTTATGGCTGATGAACAATTATTACCTTGTGTTTATTTAGACATGCCAATGAAATACACTCCGACAATTGCAATAACTGGAGCGTTTCAAAAAACATATATTTGCGTGGCTTTATTTCTATTTAAAAGTGAATTAGACGACAACGATACACAACAAGAAGCTACATTTGTAAAGGCGGAAAATGCTCAACGTGAATTTCAAATATTACTAGAAAACGATGTGGATAATGTTCGAGATTTAAAGGTTGAAACTTGCGTTCAGGTGCAAAATTTATTCGACACTAATATGAGTGGTGTTATGATGCCGTTTAGTTTAAGAATGATTAATTCAGATGGGGTATGTTAAAAGAAAAAAAATATCTTTGGATAATTACTATAGTTAGTTGGTTATTAATTGGGTCAATTATTTATTATGTCAACAAATAAAGAGATTTTCGATCAATTTACAAATACAATTATTCCTGAACTAAAAAAGGTTAGTGGTTCTTTGGGATCTACAATGTATGCAGAAAATACTGAGAATAGTATGACTATTTATGCTAGTCCTTTTATTTCGGTTCTATGGAATGGAAGAAAACCTACCTCAATGGGTGCGAAAACTGGCTCACCTACTTTACAACAGGCAATATTAAGTTGGATAAAGAAGAAAGGTATCTCAGGGAAAGCAAATGCACAAGGCAACGTACCAACAAGTGAACAGTTAAGTTGGGGTATCTCTAAGTCTATTCACTTAAATGGAACTAAGCTATATCAAGAAATAAAAGCAGGTAGACAACCTAAGAATATTTTTGAACCGATTTTGACTACAAATAGAATAGATAATTTATTAAATTTGATAGGACAAAGGTACTATGTTCAAATAACTAATATAATAGTCAAATAAATGGGATTTGCAATAATAAAAAGACCAGTTCAATTAATAAATGGTCATCAATCTAAATGGGCACCAGTTCATCAGCCAATAACATTTGAGGTTGAAAGATTAGATATGTCAATTACAAATGTTAAAGGAATATTTTCAGGTGGAAAATTATCTCATTTAAGAATAACACTTTTAAATCCTTACAACATAAACTATTTCAATTTTAAAATAGGAGATAAAATAAAAGTGCTGAATGCAACACAAGTTGTGTATACAATTTCAAATATTATAAATTCTTTAAATAGTTTTGACGTAAAATATATAGGAGGAAACATACCAAGTATTGGCGATTTTTTGATTTTTTTAGATTCGCTATATTACTTAGAAATGAGAGTTGTATATATTCAAAATAACTTGCAATATAAAGAAATTGGTGCTTTAAAAGCGAAAACTGATAGCAATGGAATAGCAAGATTTAATGTTCAAGAATTACTTTCAACAAAAACAATTAATCAAAATGATTTTCTTTATAATAAAATAAATGAAGGACAATGGGGTGAAGGAGCTAGGTTTAATGTTCAAATTAGACAATGGTTATACTTGAACACCTCAATTCCGAATACTGTCAACAATTATAGTGATTTAGTTAATTCAAATGTATTTTACTATACGAATTCAGCTAACCAGATTCAAAATGAATATGGTTATAACATGGGCGAATATGTACCTACCTATGATGCTACAAGAACAGATAAGGCTAAATTTCAAAGTGTGTTTAAAAAACCTACTTATTTTCCTAATTATCCGTTTAGTTTGAATTTTATTTATTCTGATAACATGAAAAATTTTCAAATATATAAAACTGAAGAAACAAAAGATATAAATGGAAATGTTATAACTACAATTGATACTAATCTAGATATTGCACATAGGGAGTTAGGTAATAGATTAATGTTAGCCCAAAATTATACGTCAAATATAAAAAGTTTAGATATTTTCATAAGCACTGACGGTGTGGAGATAATTAAAGATGATTATTTTGAAGAAGAATATTTAGATGGTACAATTGCTCCACCACCTGTAAATAATGATTATGATGACGATTTAATTAAAGGACTAGTAGGATGAGAGTAACAGAAAAAAAGACAATTAAAATAGATAGAGAATGTAAGGAAAACCCAGTATTTATTTCTTGGATAAATACCTACGGTGGTCGTGAACATTGGTTATTTCATAAAGTGCAAACGAAGGGAATAGTTACCTCGAATGCTGGGACTTATGAGCCTTATATTTCTGATCTTTCAACTGCAAGAGGTCAAATAACTGACATATCTAAGAATGCTACACCTTTATTAATAGTAAATGCTACGGTTGACATTGAGGACATTGAAGGTTTAAAAACAATGCTTTATTCACCTTGTGTGGAAATGTTAGTTTCTGAAAATCCTATAAAATGGAACACGGTAAGACCTCAGGTTGGCTCATTTAAGCTATACGATACAACTGATGTTAGAGCAACTATTCAAATTACATTAGAATTACCTTACATATTTATCCAAGGTTAATGAACGAGCTTATAATTAATGATAGAATAGTAGATTTAAGCGAAAATACCAATATTGGGCTAACGTTTTGCGCAAATAATATCGGTGAGTTGCAAAATAGACAAGGGAATTTTTCGAATACTTTCAAGTTACCAATAACGAAAAAAAATAGAGAAATATTTGAGTGGTCAAACTTGCAAACTACGACCAGTTTAATGCCGTATAAAAAGCTAAAAGCGACTTACAAGCAAAATGGAGTTGAGATAGTTAGTGATGGAGTAGCAGAAATTCAATCTACGGATAACAACTATTTTTATGTAAATGTTTATAGTGGAAATTTAGATTTAATTGAAGCTATAGGCGATATTTCAGTAGGTGAGTTATACAAGAATGATATAGTATATAACTGGGAATACAGC